CCATGCTTGGACTTGATCACATACATAAAGTTATCACCAAAGATCGTTGTTTTGTCTATATTGGTGGTGGAACTCATCAGAGCCTTATTGACGTATGGCTGACCTGTTTTCAGGCATTCCTGGAGCGTCTGGATCTGTTTGTCAAGCAAGGCACTGTCGAAGCTGACACCAGAGAAAACAGTGCCCTGGTATCTGGGCATCTTTTCCAGGGCGGCATTGCAAGCCTGGATGAACTTGGGACACAGGCCACCGTAATCCTCAACCACACCATGATAGCTGTCAATCACTCCATAGCTGTAGCGGTTGATCCACTTGGATCCGTATGAATACCTGTTGATCAGTCCCAGCTCTTCCACAGGGATCCCATACTGTTTGCTGAATTGCTCCATAGCATACCGCTCAGAGCTTTTCAGGTGGAATTTGCCTCCTACCTCAGTCATGGCAGACGTGTTAGGCGTTGCATCCAGGTACTCCTGGAGAGCCTTAGCAGCACTTTCCTCAGTCTCACCATTCAGTTTCAGGATCTTTCCCTGGTGTGAATGGTATTTCTTTGCCAGCTCCTTTTTGTAGTCTGCCAGCTGTCTGTAGGCATAGTTTACATCACTTTGCCACTGTGATCCATGCTTTGCCAGGAGATCATCATAAACGGCCTGTAGCCTGGCTATCTCCAGTTTTTCCTCAGCAGTGGCAAACAGATCAATGGTGGATCCGTCACCTCCCTGGGCTACCAGCTTTTTCAGCCTTGCTTTCTCCAGCTCCTGGATCCTGATTGCAGCCTTTCCCGTCAGGTCTCTTATCAAGGCAGCATCCTCACCCTGTGCAATGGCCTCCTGGATCTGCTTCTGTAGATCTTTCAGCGGCTTGCTCTTGCTCTTGAAAGAAAGCACCGTCTGAGCCTCGTTAGTCGCTGTCTGGATCTCCAGCTTTTTCTCAACCTTTGCCAGCTCATCAAGGAGCATCTTAGCCATTTCCTGGGATGTGGCAAACTTATTCTTATCGGCTACCCAGTTGGCCTCGAATTTCAGCTTCTTAGCCTGGAAAGCCAGATCACCAGTGGAGATCTTTAGCTTGAAAGCATCGAAAGCCTCATAGAGTTTCTGAACGGCCTCTTCACCGTACTGCTTAACCAGAGCCTGGTGGTGCAATTCCTCTGGCGTTGGCGGTTTCAGGATGTTATTAACCAGGTCTTTATTGTCCCTGATGAAATAAGGCAGCGTACCCTTTGCCTCAGCCTTTTCCATGCGCTCCTGTGTCTTGGGATCCTCCAGCCATTTCTTGAAGCTATCAGGAGCCTCTGTAACCTCGTTTGATGATTCTACCGAAAGGTTGCCTGGCTCTTCACCTGAGAGGATCCTATCTACCATGTCATCAAGTTCCTGATCCGTTGCCAGCACAGGAACCATGTAGCACCTACAGTTGGGATGCCAGCCAGTCCACTTGAAATCCTTTGGATAGATCCCTTTCAGCTGATCACAGATGTCAAGCTCAGGATGGTTGTTTGACAGCTTGATCTCAACACCCACCACAAAGTCAAGCTGTTGCCACCTCTCAAAGTCTGCTGATCGGTATGCAATATTGGTCTCTGAGCGTGCAAGCCTCTGGGCGTTCCTGTAGCTGGATCTATAGACACCCTGGCCTGGATGGTAGTGCTTAGGATCATCGTTGATCCACTTGTATATACCATCCTCTTTGTCGAAGATCCTACGCTTCCATATACGGCCATAGATGGGGTTTCCATCCTCATCCTCTCCGATCTTCACACGGAAACGCCTATACCACCTGTCAGGATCCTGTAGGTACTGCTGGATCTTTGATGCAAGCTGGTTTGCTGGTGTGCCCTCGCCTATAGCCAGATCCAGCGTCCCCTCCAGCTCACCCTTATACTGGCTGGTGTACTTCCATACCTTTTGCGAGAGATCCAGCCCCTGGGTTTTCCTGGCAAAGAAAGCATCCATAGCCTCCCTGTTACGCAGAAAGTACTTAGCAAAGTGGTTGTCCTCAATGGAACTGTCACCAAACACGGACTTAACAAGCTCATCGTTATTCTCTGAGGCAAAAAGCCACTCCTTTTGCACGCCTGTACGGATGGCCTGGTAAACACGGCTGTACATATTCCTGAGGATCGGCTGTACCTCATCAGTATAGCCGTACTCAGAAAAGGAGAAAGGCACTCCATTCTCCAGCTCAGTGCCTTTCACTATATCAATGATCTTACCCAGTGAATCGTTGTAGATCGCACGTACATTGGCAGCATAGCCCTCTGTGCGCTTGAAGAGAGCCTGCTGGAGCTGTTTTCCGCTAAGATACTTTCCCATCGTTCACCAGGTTAAGAGGCTGCAAGGCTACTTGCGGCCATCAAACTCAGTAACCCTACACGCTGTCATCTTCACCTCACGGATCTCACCGTCAGGCAGAGCCACCACAAACCTGGGTGATCCTATGAAAGGCTTGTATGTCTCGATCACTTCGCCCTCATAGGTCTTTTCATAGTCCTTTGGATCGGCATCTGGAAAATTCTCACGTACCAGCGTAAAGGCTTGCTGGTTGAACTCAGTCCACTTAACTTTCTTAACTCTCATACTTCAAACTCTTTAGTTATATCTGGTAAATCCAATGTCATACCCTTGCACTCATGGGTGCAATCATCCAGGAACTGGATCTTTCCGTCTGTCACAAAGGAGTGGCAATAGGTACGCTCACCCCTCCAGGAGCTTTCCACGGCTACGGACGGCCTGATCGTTGGTCTCTCCAGATCCTGGTTGAACTGCCACACAGGGAACTGATCAGCGGGATCAGTGCCGATCTCATGCGGTTTCTTGCAAGCTGGGCACATGAAATAGTACAGCCCCTTGCTCTCTTCAAGTTTCTTGATCTTTGGCATAGTAACTACATTTTATCACTCACCCTGGCCAAACACATCCAGCTTGTTAAGCTCCAGCTGTTGTTTCAGCTGTTGCTCCATCTTTTCAAGCTGTTCGGCCTTGATAAGCTCATATTCTTTCTTGGCATCCTTGATCAGGTAAGACAGTTCAAGCATGGTCTGTGTGCTCATGCCTCCAGCACCGTACTGTCTAAGAATGTCATTCAGGGTCTCAGATACGTCATCACCGAAAGGCTCCTGGAACTCATGGCCTACCTGGAGGGCATCATACTGGGCTTTGTGTGCGTAATCAAGCACGTTGCCCAGGATAGCCAGCATAAGATGGGCGTGGCGATTCATGTAACCGTCATGGGTCTCCTTACGCTTCTCTGCCTTGATCACTGCCAGCAGCATAACCTTGCGGATCGCCTTGGCTGAAAGGTTGCTCAGGCTCTTCATGTTATCAAAGTCGATATTCGGAGTGAACGATTTAATAAGTATATGCTTATCCAGACGCTCATACTCATTCTGCTTGCTCTGGCTTGCCTGATCCCAGGTAAGGTACTCAACCTTTCCACCGTTTTTCAGGATGTACAGCTTTGCCTCTTCCTCAGCCTTAGGCAGTGAGTTAAGGATCTCAGCCGTTGCCACCATAGCGGGATTGGCGAAACGGTCATTCACGTCTGCATCCGTTGATGTCAGTGCCTCTGTGCGCTCGATCATGGGCTGCGTACCGTCATGCTCCACCTCCTGCTCAAAGAGTAGCACAGGGATCTTTCCAATAGGATTCTGGATCACCAGCACCTCCCAGCCTATACTTGCACGCTTGCACCTGTAGATCGTATCATCGGTGTAAATATCCAGGTGGTGTACGGTATTGTTTCCAGCCTCTGTCAGATAGTAGCCCCAGGCAAAGGCTGTCAGCCTCTTATACTGATCCTTGATGTAGTAAATATCATCGTTGTTTTTCTTGCTCAGGACGTTCAATAGCAGCTTAGGCTCATCAGTCTTACTGTCACGGTAAACGTGGTAGAGGATAGCGGAAACGCCCTCAGATCCAGCCACACGCTTAGCCTCCCTTACAGCGGCATTGAAACGAATATCTTCCAGTGTCTTTGTAAACCTCTGGAATGCCTCATCAGTGCCCTCGGAAATCTGCGTCCACTTAACAGGTCTGCCATAAAGGAACACCAGGGCTATCTCATTGATGAATGTCTGGTACGGAATGGGGATCTTCCACCGCTTGCTCCACCTGAGGAAATTCCCCTTTTTGTCATACACAGCCCTATCCTGCCTCTCATTGATCTTGTGGGTTGATACATTGTATTCCCTCAGATTGTTTGCAGCCTGGATAGAGCAATCCTTCATCATACTCATAGCCCTGGAAACATCCTTTGCCTCCAGCAGCTCAGTGAAACTCTGCTGATAGCCTATAGCAGCTTTCACCTCATTCTTGATTGTGTCAAATAACCCCATATCTGTTTATATTTAAGCTGTTATTCCTAACCTACGTTCTATATCGTCTGGTATATCATACTCACTGTAATCAAAGTAGGATCTCATCAGGAACATATCCCTCCAGTCTGGTGATCTGCCTATATCCATCTTGATCTCTGCCTTTGGCTTTAGCATCAGCTTTCCGTCATTGTCAGGCTTCCAGGTCTGTAGCTGTTCCAGCTCGTTTGTGATCTCTTCACGCTCTGCCTGGCTCACCAGGTCTGCCAGCACTCCCACCTCGTTATTGTTGATGTGCTCTGCCAGCTTGTAACCGCACTGTGCCTGTAGGTTCTGGTAGTTCTCACCAGCGAAAGGCACTGAATTGTTCACAAAGCCCTCTATCTCACAGTTGTCAACCACTCCACCGCCTACACCGTCCTCATCGACTATGCACCTGTATCTGGGGATCCTGTATTTCTTCTGGCATCGTATGATGTACGTCTGTATGTCCGTTGTCTTTGAGACAGGGAAACACCTGTAATCAATCAGCAGCCATCCGTCCCACACACCGATCCTGGCATAGTCGGCTCCGAAACGTGCTATATCGCCTGTCAGGTAGTTCTTACCAGTCCTGAGTGCCAGGATATTGCCAAAGATCGCACAGATCGCATCATGGCTACAGAGTGCCAGCGGATTGTCATCATACTCCCAGTTACCCTTAAACAGGCGTTCAAACTTCACCTTATCAGATGTAGTCCTCAATCCCTCAATGTAGTCAGGATCGATGAACGGATTTTCCTGTACCAGACATGGCAGATAGGCTTGATACGCTTTCAGCGTCCCTTTCCTCCAGGGAGTGTAGAACTCATCATACATCCAGTTCTTTTTCGGGTTACAGGAGATAAACAGCTTTCTTTTCAGTCCGTACTCCTGATTCAGGCAGCGTCCCACACGGGTTTTAAGCGTGTCGTAAGCTCCGAAATTCACCTCACCGCCCTCTTCTATCCAGCCACCAGTAAACTCCAGTGAGCCGAAACGCTCATACAGGGGATCGCCTGGTTTATACTGTAGATCCAGAAAGTCAATACGTGAGCCATTGTAGAACTCAATATAATTGAGGTTCGCATTATAGCTCCAGATCGTATCAGGCACGCCATACCTGGTACACACCTTTTTGTAGGTGATGTAGGTACTCTGTGTGATCCTTTTCAGCTCAGCACGTCCAATAAACCACTTAGTACCTGGGAAACAGAGGCTCATAAACAGCAGCCAGGCGCATCCAGTCCAGGACTTAGCACCACCAGCAGCACCTCCATACAGAAATTCAGCGTGCTCATCATCCGTCAGGATTCTCAGAGCCTCTTTCTGCTTCTCATGCTCCTTACCATCAGCACAGGTGATGAAATCGAAGCAGCCCCTCTTGAACAGCTCACACTTGACTGCAAGGGACGTGGGGATGGTGACAGCCTTGAAACGTGCCATAGGCTACCCTCCTTTCCCCTTTTCGATCTTTTCAAGGATGGCGTTGTACTGTAGAAGTTCCTCTGTTGACAGCATAGACAGATCCTCAGGCTTCTTACTAACCTGATTCTCTATCGTTCCCTCAATGGTCTGCTTTGGCTGGCCAAATGAACGCTCCAGGACATACTCCAGGGCATCCAGCCTGCCATACCTCATACAGGCATTGATATTGCTCACCAGTATCTGGATCCAGGCTGGGGTGTCAGGGTTTGGCTTCGGCTTTCCAGTCTTTTGATCCAGCTCATTGCTCCTTACCAGAGCCTGTAGCTTTGACGGTGGTAGCTCAATGAGGGCTTGCATGATGTCTTTGAAATCCTGCTCTTCCAGCTCATGGCCAACAGCATCACCAACCACTTTCTTGAGGTATTTGTACACCTTAGGCTTTCGGCCTTTGTTCTTAGGCTGATTCTCAGAGGTAAACCGATTCCCAATCTTATTCCCCTGCTTAAACCTTGTGTCCTTTGTACTACCCATATCCGTTGTTTGTCCGCTGTTTGATGTGTCTGTCAAACACACCTTTGGGATCAAAAGAAATCAGAGGCTTGTGTGCGCTCTGATCCCTCTTTACCTGGTTAATGCGTCAGTCAGCGGCCTGTTGAGCCTCATACTGATTAAGGAACCATACCATCAGGCTCTCGCCTATCTCATCATAGGCATCAAGCTCTTCACAATACGCATCTGCTTTGTCGATAACAGAAGCCATCGCCTTACGCTCTTCATCCGTAGCCTCAGGAGGGAAAAACTCTCCTGCTATGTCCTTTTTCAACACTGCCAGCTCCAGGTCTGTGAGCGTGATCTTTTCCTTGTTTTCGCTTTTCTGTGAATCCATACTTTTCTACTTTTAATTGTTGAACACTATAATTTGTTTATTGAATATCCGTTGTTACAGCTTGTATTTCTTTGCAATACCAATGGCCTTGCGGGTGTATTTGTCGGAGCGTCCGTGAATACCCTTGGTGATCACCTCAGCCCAGAACTCATCCACGTTTGTCTTACCATAGCGGCCATAGCCTTTCTTCTTCTTATCCTTGCTCCACTGATGGTAGAGCTTGGTGATCTCCTTACCAGCGGCTCTGTGCTTGGTGGATGTATATGAACTCGTCCAGGTGGCGTGCGCCAGCTCATGTGTCACCGTGTGCTGTGCAGCCCTGTTCGTCACATTCTTGAATCCGCTGTCATAGTTGCTCTTCTTATACTGAGCCTCAAACTTTTTCTTTGACTGGTCAAAGTGCTTACGTGAAAGGTAAATACCCTGGGATCCGTTGGCACTGATGTATGTAACACCGTAT